CCCTAAATATTATGATGGCTATCGCGGGCAACTGTGATGTTGAGGCATACTATCGCCTCATCAGGGTTCCTAATGATCCGTCAGTAAGTTTGACAGGATAAATATTTATTTAGCTATTGACTTTTGCCCTACTAATTACTATAATATAGAGAATAGGAGGGCACTATTGTTGTCTAAAAGAAAATACGGAAAGAAGACTAAGAGGAAGCCGAGACTAACACATACCGATCGCTTCAACAAGTGTGAGAATTGGGAAGAAGTTATTGAGTGTCCGCTCTATGACGACTGGATCAAGACTGTATACACACCGCAAGGTTGGTTAGAAAGCTTCCCAGATAAAAGTTATTCAGAGCGGAAGGAAGAGCGCGTCAGATATGAAAGCCTTTGCGATTTGATAGATGACGTTTTGAACCCATGGGAGCGCGCATGCTTTTATGGTATCGCTGAGGAAGAGAAGTCGCTAAGAGTTATGGCTGCTGAGTATGGTTGTTCATACGAAAAGATCCGGCAGACCTTTGAAAAGGCCAGAAATAAAATCAAGGAAAGTTATGGGAAAGTGGAAGAAAACTAATCACTCAGGCAAAAACGCCCCACAAGACCCGGAAAGAAAGAACGCTCGAATGATCTATCGCCATGAAGAATGGTGCTGGATGATCGAGAACAAACCTTACCATTCCTTCTACGATCGCTTCATCAATAAGATGTTCAGACGGGTTGACCAAGCGATATCGTTGGACAAATTCTTTGACAATCATTTTATATTAGTAGACGATAGCGACTTGTCAAGAAAGGAAGAGAAGCTTTTAGCCACTCTTTTCCGTTCAAACGCAAACACCGGAGAATCTAAATGAGTTCGAAACATAGTGCAGGCGCAGTTCGCGAGATAAAAAAGGGCAACTTTGAAAAGTCTATCGCCCTTATCATCGCGACCCTAATACAGAAATTTGAAAAAGACAATTGGAAAGGAGCCAGGATCGGTGACCTCATCCAGCTTCTCGTATTGTTGCGCGGCGTAATGATCAAGAACACGGAGGGGAAAGCCCCAGTAGATGAATGGTTGGTTTCCGTAAGCAAACGAGTCGATGCTAAAATAAGAAAAGCGGAAGACTCAGATGCGGAAGAAGTATAGCCTTACAGAGGTCCTTGAAGACCCTGTTCTGTTCATAGCCCGTCTAAAGATCAAGGACAAAGAAGGAAGACTTATTTCCTTTGGTGAAGTGATGACGATGGAACAGATCCAGATCATCAAGGCCCTTCATAAACATAAGCGTGTTGCTATAATAAAGGCCAGACAAATGGGCATAACCACGATCGTTCGTGCCTATATGTTTTGGAAAGTATACACTTCACATCTTACACTAAACTCTGTTGTTGTATCCAATAAGCAGACGGCAGCAAACGAATTGTTGAAGATCGACAAACGTTTCTTTGAACAGCTCCCCGCACAATTGAGAAGGGAAGCTTCCAAGCGTAACGATCGTATTACCTTTGAGAGCACGGATAGTGCGTTGCTCGCAATGAGTTCCCAGTCAGATGCTACTGATCGTGGCTATACCCTCAATATGGTTCATGCCTCTGAGTTCGCTTTCTATGAGAGCCCGAGCGAATGGTTGGCCTCAACCGTAGCCTCTGTGAACAAGGGACAGATTGTCTTGGAGAGCACAGCCAACCATTTTGGTGATGCCCTACACAAGATAGCGACTGCCCAGGATGATGGGTGGCACGTCATCTTTCTGCCATGGAGTTCCTTTCCGCAGTATCAAATGCCCCTCCAGAACGGGGGACATCCAATCGAATGGAGCGAGGAAGAAGAGAAGCTTCGAAAGAAGTTTACACTTACAGACAAGCAGTTATTCTGGCGACGAAAGAAAATAAATGAGATCAAAGACGAGAGATTATTCAAGCGAGAGTATCCGCTCTGTATTGAAGAAGCGTATGCTATGGCTGATGATAACTATTTCACCGACGTTCACTTTGATCAGTTAGACATTATGAAGATAGGAGGAGGGACCGTTGAAGTGTTGGCACCACACTCTACGAAAGACTCATATATTATGGGAGTTGATATTGGAGGAGGAACAGGCGGAGACTATTCCGTTGGTGTTGTTCTTAGTAAGCTCACAAGTAGCCCTGTCGCTATTCTGTCTTCTAACAAGCTTTCTATACATGACTTTACAATTGCTTGTATGAACCTGGCCAAACGCTACAACGCTATGATAGCGTTTGAAGTGAACAATCACGGGCATGCCTTCAAGGAAATATTACACGCAGAAAGCTGGCACGACTACCGAGCTTTCAAGACTACATCCAAGAGCAAGATAACCATATACCAGTTGCTTCGAACATATCTGGAAGAAGCAATGATAAATTATGTTGACGACAAAACCCTTACTGAACTACGAGGTTTGGTAAAAGATAAGAAAGGCCTGGCTCCCAGAGCAGCCGAGGGTTTTCACGACGACCGATGCATGGCATACGCAATAGGACTTTATCATCTCAAAGACCTCGCTATGCCAATACCTGACTTTGATCGCTGGACCAACCAGACAACCCGCCCAAAGAGAAGGCAAGTGGGAGCGCATCACCCGCTCAAGATTGGAAACTACAAATAAGGAGATCCCATGAACGAGTCAGAAATAGATTACTTGATTACTTTTCACAGAAATTATTGGTCCAGGCAACGAGATCGTATGACTGCTTATAGTCGTGCCTATCTTGGTGAGATGTTTACATCTGCCGCCGACCCTATGGCCAGAGTAGAGAACCACGTCACGGTCAATACCGCTGATGGATACGCATACATCGAAGGCTTCGTAGCCTCCCTGTATAGCAAGGCACCCGCGCTGGCTGTGGGTCCTGACGCCAAAGGCGGGGGGAACCCAGAAGTTATGGAGGCTGTTGCCAATAGGTTCCTCTACGACAAGATGGTGGTGGCAGAGAGGGCGCTTCGCTACTCGCTGATATACCCATATTCTTTCTACAAGTTAGCACCCAAGGAAAACGACAGCCTGTTGGATTCAGTAGATATTCGTGCGGTTCATCCGTGGGACATCATTGTTGACTTTGATGCTGAGGAGTGGACGGAGAGCCGCTTTGTCGGTCATCGATATTTCCTACCCATGGGTGCGGCAAAACAGAAGTTTCCTTCTATCAAGTGGAACTCTATGGTGAAAGAAGAGTATCTCAATACTCGCTTGGAAGGTGGAGCAAGAGACGAGTATGGTCACTCCCAGTCAGCGACCGGACTACTCGATGGCTCACAGCTCCTTTCGTATGTGGAGATCTTTGAGATCTACGACCTGATGAACGACAAACTTATTTTCTATTCTCCGTCTGCTGTGCGAGCCAAGAAGATTATTGACGTGGCTGATCCTATTCCTTTCCGTAAGGCAGACGGATCGCCTTGTCCCCCACTGGTTCCAGTGTATCTTTCTTACGCTCCTGACCAGCCCTTACGCGGGTTCTCATCTATGGCCAGGGTCTACGACCAGCTATGGGAGATCAACAACATGAGGACGGTGTGGGCGAACGGGCTGCGACGTGATGCTCGTATCTATGTCACCCGTCGTGGCGCTATTGATCAAGAGGGTGCGAGCATCCTTGCCGAGAATAGGGATATGTCTATTGTTGAGTTGGATGTTCCACCAGAGACAGACGCACGGACAGCACTCGTTCCCTTGGAAGGTAACCGGTTCAGCCCGGACTATCAAATCTATAAAGCAGAGATCCGTGCTGACTTGGACAGAGGAACCGTGATGGCTCCCTTCACCAGAGGGACAGCCACCAACGCCTCGGCCACAGAGGTCGCAGCGCTCACACAATATTCCGCCAACGAGATAGGCAGGATGGCTCGCTTCTTCCATCGCTCATTGGAAATGGTGGGAGAAGTTTACCAGTCACTCATCTACCACTTGATCATGACGAGCGATGAAGATCGTAAAGAAGTTGTGTTGGTTGATAGAGACCCAGTTGTGCTGACACGTAAACAATTTGAAGGATCCTTCAAGTTTGCGTTTGCCGATCAAGCCAGCACTCCTATTGCGTCTGCCATCAAGCGCTCTGCTGTTACCCAGCTACTGCCTGTGCTAATGGACTTGGGCGTCCCAGCACCTGAGATTCTTTCATACCTTGTCAATGTATTTGACTTGCCGGAAGAGTTCATCGTCGAACAGATGGAGGCTGCACCCGGAGTGGAAGGCATGCCAAGTGGGGCGACAGAACAGGTGCCACTACAAGAGGCGGCTATACCCAAGGGTGGAGGCGAGGAAGCCAGAGCCATTAGGGGCGCGGCACAAAGAGACATGGCGTCAGCCTTGATAGACCAGAGTTAGGAGAGAACGTTGCCAATCTACGAATACCAGAATGAGTGGGGTCACATCGTCGAAAGGATATTTACTTACAAAGACAGACCTGATACTTTGTATGATCCCAAGACCGGTGTGCCCTACCATTTGATTATGTCCCGTCCAGCCCTTCTGAAATCAAACCTTTCAGACTGGCAGCGTGGGCTAAGTGGGGCGGCTGTCTATGACCGCAACCTCAAGTCCATTGTCTATGGTGAGAAGCACCGCGATGAAATACTGAAAGACCGGGGCCTCGTAAGAGAGAGCGATCTTGCAAAACATTATTGTAGTGATGCTGCCGAGAAAGCCCAGAAAGAAAATGAGAAAGCCGACAAAGAGAGTGATGCTTTCTTTGACAAGATGAAAGAGTTCGGCCTTGACAAGCAAGGCGACAACGCAAATGAAAGGGTCAAAGCAACGGAGCGCTTTTGGGAAGAAGTCAATCCGGCTAAGCCAACAATAGCTAAGCACCGTGCTGAAAAGAATAAAGTTACTTGAAGGAGTAAATCATGCCATTAGAAGAAACAGATTATATTAGTGAGTCCACCCCAGAGGGTAGGGCACAAGCAGTTATGCCACAGGTCCAGCCTGTAATTGATGAGGCTGCATTAGCTATTGATGAAACCGTTGGTGCTGCCGCACCGATCGGTCGCTTCACTGCTAAGAGACAGAACGCACTTGCTAAGGTTCTGAATAAGATCCTGAAAGAGGTGGGCTCCGATGTCTCGTTCGAAGAAACATACACAGACATCAAGGATGCTCCCCTCCCCGATACACTCGTGCGAGGTTTGCTTGGTGTCAAGGGGGCCGTTGATACTTTCGCTACCGTTGAGCCAGAGGAAGTAGATGTGACCTTTGAGATTTCCGAGATCGTATCTGATAGTGAGTTGGCTTTCGTCACCGCACAGTTAGACACACTCTTCAAAAACAAACGCTTTGTGAAGTTCCTTCGTGAAGAGGAGCCGGTTGTTCAGCTTGCACCAGAGGAAGCAGTTGTTGAAGAGCCAGTTGTTGAGGAAGAGATTATAGAAGAGCCGATTGAGCCCGGTTCAGAACTTGATATTCTTGCGTCGTTATAAGGAGACAATTACATGAATACGAACAAGGCCACTGAGGCGTCCTCTGAGACGTCGCAACAAGGCAGCAATACCATCGCACCAAATGAGAAGCAGGATGCCCCACAGGGACATCACAGCGTCAAAGAGAAGGCACCTGAAACCAAGAGCCTGAGCTTGGATGACTTGCTGGACAAACACCTGGCAGGTCCAGAGTATAAGACTGAGAACCACAAGGGTGTCGACTATAACAATGTCTTAGAGAACCTTCCGTCCGATGCTAAGAAGTTGATTCAGAATCTGAGAAGCGATTATCAAAGGAAGACAACCGACCTGTCGAAGAAAAGAAAGGCACTGGAACTACGAGAGAACTCACTGCTCTCCACCTCGAAAGACAAACTGCGTGAGGCTATGGCTTTACCTGATGATGTTGATTTATATAACCCAGAAGGTTTGAA